GAGGAACGCAAGCCCTTCCGGATGCGCCAAGTGGTCGAGGTGGCAAAGCTCAACGTCCCCCAAGGGGTGGATGCTGTAAGTCTGGCACGCAAGTCGGGAAGCCTGCGTAGGGCTTACACCGAGATCGAGAAACTGAAGCTACAAGCTGGGGCATAAGCTATGGAAAGAGCCTACTCACCTTCCGAAATCCTCAAGAAGAAGATCCCGAGCATCCCCTTTGAGGGGGTATGGCGTGACGCCTTCGGAGAGCCTGGACGTACAGGTGTCTGGCTCATCTGGGGAGAGAGTGCCAATGGGAAGAGCTCCTTTGCGATGCAACTGGCAAGAGAGCTGACTAAGCACGGTAAGGTAGCCTACAACTCGTTGGAAGAGTCCCTCTCCCTCTCCTTCCAAAACAATATGCGCCGATGCCGAATGGAGGAAGCTCGGGGACGCTTCTTAGTCCTCGACAGAGAGCCGATAGAAGCCCTTACCGAGCGCCTCAAGCGCCAACGCTCCCCAGACTTCATAATCATCGACTCTTTGCAGTACACAGGTATGAACTATAAGGAGTACAAGAAGCTCAAGGAGCAATTCCCTAACAAGCTCTTCATCTTCATATCGCACGCCGATGGGGAGAAGCCCAAAGGGTCAACCGCTGTCAGTGTACAGTACGATGCCGACATGAAGATCCTAGTACAGGGATACCGAGCGATATGCAAGGGACGCTTCATGCCCGAATCAGGTAAGCACTACAGCATCTGGGCATCAGCAGAGGCTAAGTACTGGGGGCTTGAAACAAATGAAAATGAATCTCAATATTAACGTGAACTAAAAGGAACCGATGGACTACTTAATCGGAGCTACTCTCGGGGCAATGCTTCTACTGCTCTTTGCTGGCTTCTCTACTCATAAGGATGAAGAAAAATCACATGCACAGAGTGATGAGGACGAAAGCCTTCGAGAGGAGAATGCTCGACTGAAGAAGGAACTGAGTGAGCTCGAGGAATCTCATTCTTTTACGATAGCACTGTTTGAAAGAGCCTTGATAACTAATGCAAATAAAAGCAACGAAATCAAAGTGCTACTACAACAGAAAGAGAAACTCCAAAAGGAGCTCCTGGAGCAAGTCAATAATCAGACGGGAGATAGTGATGTCGAAGCGTAATTCTTATGCCACCTTCTATGCCCTCCTAGGGACGATGCCTGGTGCATCTAAAGAAGAACTAGTCTTGCAGTGGACAGGAGGACGCACCGAGTCACTACGGGAGATGACCGACGATGAGTACAATGCGATGATCAGAGATCTGAGGCGACAGGTAGAGTGCCTTGACGACAAGCGAAAGGCTCGCTCAGCAGTACTGAGGCAATTTCAACTATACGGCATTGACACGACTGACTGGGATGCCGTAGATCGCTTCTGTGCCAGCCCTCGCATTGCAGGCAAAGCATTCCGCCACCTCACCATAGCGGAGCTGAAGACGCTCCGAGTGAAAATGCTTTCAATTCGCAATAAGGCAGAAAGGGTCGACGAAGCTAAGCGTCGTCTGGAGATTGCAGAGACGCAGACCAAAGGTCAGATACCAAGTTAAGACGACTAACCCACTCAATAACTAACTTAATAAACAGAAGTATGGAAGACGTACGAACCGTCCAAATGACGGATGCCGAATGGCAAGAATACCAATCTCTCAAGAGAGAGCAGGAAGAACGGGATAAAGCCCAGAAACGCAAGGCTGATAGGGAGGCTTACCGACGGCTAAGTGAAGAGGCAGTATCTGAAGTTTTCGTCGAGATCAAGCGACTTAATGAACAGATGCAAGCGACGAAGAAGATGGTTATGGAGCGCTTCTTGGCTATACTCAAGATGCGCGATGAAGCCTTCAACACCGACTCCAAGCAGAGCCAGTACTCCTTTGTCGACGAGGGGGTCACTCAGCGTATCATCATCGGTAGATACAAGAAGTATATGCACGACACTACGGCGGAGGCTGGTATCGAGATGGTGAAGGCATACCTAGAGACATTGGGTACAGATAGCGAGACTCAGAAGCTCGTCCGCATCATCCTTGACTTACTGAGCGAGAACGCCCAGGGTGAGCTTGAACCAGACAAGATCCTTCAGCTCGATCGCTATGCCGAGGAGTTCGGCTCAGAGGAGTTCGCCGAGGGGGTTAAGATCATCAAGGAGTCACTCATCTTCGACTGGACAAAGTATTTCTTCCGTGCGGAGGAAAAGAATGCAGATGGTGCATGGAAGAGCATACCACTGTCAATGATTAACGTCAACTAAGGAGTATATGCTAGAAAGACATCATCTGAGGCTCTCTGCAGATGAGCTATGGGAACACTGGGTCGTATCACGGACGGTAGGTAGTAGAGGGGACATCCTCAGCGCTTATACCCCCATGGGACATGTGCACCTTGAAGAGCATAGGGATACAGGGGTTTGGATCATAAGCCCTGACTGGACTATTCAACGATACATGGCTAAGACGGAGCGTCGAGCAATCCATCATGCGGTAGTGTCCTACCTGAAATCTCTGAGATACGCTGTGGGTGAATACCTTCACCTAACTAGAGTAAAAGAGGCAAATGATGATGCTTATAGCGAGATGTGTGAAGCCATAGACTTGCTATATCCCCCCGAAGGTGAATCAGAAGAATAAGAGAGTTATGAATAAATGGTATTTATGTAAAGTGTCCTATGAGCGCCAAGCTGACTCTATAGGCATGAAGAAGGTAACGGAAGGTTACCTGGTCGATGCGCTCAGCTTCACAGAGGCAGAGGCTCGTGTAGTGAAGGAGATTACCCCCTTTGTCTCCGTGGGGGTGCTGGAGGTGGTGAATATCCGCCCGATGCGCCTCGCAGAGCTCCTCTTTGACGGGGAGTCGGATAAGTACTATCGAGCGAAGGTGGGCTTAACCACTATTGATAGTAATGGTCAGGAGCGTAAGGCGAGTATGGCAATGCTCGTGCAAGCGAACTCACTCCGTGGTGCGACAGAGGAGCTCACGGCGCACCTAGATGGTACTCTATCGAGCTATGATCTGGTAAGTATAGGTGAGCTTGATATCCTCGACGTGTTCCAATATATAGCACCGCCCGCCGAATGATCATAGCAGTAGACTTTGACGGTACGCTGTGTGAGAACAGATACCCTGATATTGGCTACCCGATGCCCCAGGCGATCGCCAGCATGAGGCGACTGCATGAGGATGGTCACTATCTCATCCTCTGGACATGCCGAACAGGAGAGCGCCTAAAAGACGCTATCAACTGGTTGCTCGAGCGTGGTATCCCGATTGATCGGGTGAACGATCATTGCCCCGATAACCTCGCCAAATACGGGGAGGGTGGACAAAAGATATATGCCGACCGATATATCGACGACAAGGCAGGCTTCACGTCTTGGTTTGAAGAGATGGAGAAGCTGGGTTACAAGGACTAAGCAGGTCAGGGGATAGGAGAATTTTCCTCCTATCCCCTGACCTTTTTTGTATCTTTGCATATATGAGTAAAAAGGGACGAAATATTGACCTCATCAAGAAGCGTGATGATAAGCTTTACGAGCGGTTCTTGTACCACTACGACGTGTGCAAGATTCGCTTGGATGAGGTGCTTCGTATCTTGAGCGAGGAAGAGTTCTTCCTCTCGGAGCAACGCATCTGGACGATCATTAAAGGTTACCAGGGCGTGCCTCGTGCAGAGCTTATGGATCGCATCAAGAAGCCCAAGGTTCGAGCAGTCAGAGGCGTGCCTACTTCACTGAAAGTCGTATCTGAGTACGACTATAGCTTGTTCCCCGCTTCATCTGCTCGGTAACCGTACAGGTGTAGAGACTTTCGTAGACCTTAATCCCGTGCTTGTAGGTGAAGAAGGTGGATTGCGTGCGCATCAATCCTCCATCGCCAAGCGGGCGATACCCCTCGAGCAAGCTGTGAAGCTTGTACCTAAGCTCCTCCCGCTCCTTAATACGAAATTCCGTGCCAGAGCCTGAGTGCGTGTCATCGTAGCAGTCGATGATCAGTCGCACTCGCAATGTTGCTTCTCCCTTCTGACTATCGCCCTCTAGATGTGACCAGTCGACACGGCTCGGTTCGATGAGAACGGCTGGATAGGTGAGCGGATACATCTGTCGCCCGTCGTCGTCAAGATTCTCTAGTTGTCCATAATCTTCGTCTACCAGGATGAGTTCGGGCATCTCCCTGGCTATATGGGCGACCATGTTAGAGAGTAGATATTCCATCTTTTATTCGCTGTATGCTGTCGTTTACTTCCTTGCTTACCTTCTGCATGAGTTCTCGGCTCTCGCCGATGAACTGACGTTTCGGCATCTTAGCTCGGATCTTGATCTTCGTCTTCTTAGTGAGGGCAAGCGCCATCCATTTCTTCGCCTCCTCGGGGATAGCCTCCTTGGAGCCCCCCGTCCTCTTACCTCTCTTGCCCGTAGAGCCACGCTTGCGCCCGCTAAGCTTGTAAACCATAGCCCATGCGTACTTACGCATCTTGGGGGTGATAGTGGGGTTAGAGACGATTGTGCCCCCCTCGTTGTGTATTACTGCGTAGGGTACAGGGTTCTCGATGCTCACTTCTCCCTGCCCAATATGCGCCTGGGTGCTACTCATCAAGTGATTGCGAGCGGAGGTGAGGGTCTTATAGCGGGCAGATGCCCCCATCCCTCCCCTTAGCTCTCTCTGAGACTTCTTCCAGGGGCGTAGTCCGCCGTCAAGGAAGCCCGAGTCACGGAAGTTCTGCTTGAAGTGCTGAACGGCTATTATCCCGACCTTTCGGGGTAGTCGATCATTCACTTCTCGCTCGACTTGCTCCTTAAGCTTCGTGACCAGTTGCACGAGCTTTTTGGGATCGTCGCTTGTCATATCAAAATATAGTCTTATCTTTGTGGTGCGAGGTACTCCGAAAGGGGACGTCGCTCCGCCTCGCTCATTTTACCCTTTGGGTCAAATGGGCGAGGCCTTTTTTATACCTCGTAGTGGAGTACCTTACGCTCACCCCGAATGACAACCAGGAGCTTTCGGATTTGCTTTGCATCATCCCCATGATCTTTGTCATCAGTAGACATGATGCGGTTGTAACTACGAATGGAGGCTTTGACCCGTGCATCACTGAACATCGCAGGGTCATGGAAGTACAAGCAGAGAGTATCAGATCGTTCTACGTCACTTCGGAGATTATACCTCTCGAGCTGTTTACTCTTTGACGTTAGGGCGTTGACGTAGTTGTCTTTACCTATGGTGATACTGCGAATATCCATAGATACTCCATCGACAGAGATGTCTAAAGCGGAGAAGGTATCCCCATTCTTGTCGCGCTTGCTCTCATCGAGGAAAATCACCTTATGTCCAGCATGGAAGAGCGTATCGGCGCATTCTTCTTCGAGGTCATGGGAAGTTAGCTTCTCCTCTCCGAAGTACCTTTCCTTCGTACTATTGCGCTTATGCCCGATGTGAGAAGCCTTGATCCCCCCCGTTTCTGGATCGAACTCAACATCCCTATACTCCTTATCCTTCGTCAGCTGGAGGTACTCCTCA